CGGCACCTTCAAGCCTACGGGCAAGGAGGCTACCACCGACATCCCTGAGGCCGGATACGCCGCCACCACACCATTGGTGACGATTCCGGCTACTTTTGCGTCCAAGGATAGGAATGCTGATTCGGCTACCATCCGCGGCAGGGTGAAGAAGTACACCAACCGCATACGCCCCCCTGGTGAGTTCACTCGCTGGGCTGTGGAGTTTATTGCCGAGATCGTTCCTGGTGAGGCGGCCGGTTGCCCCATTGACATCATGGCTGTCCGTGAGATCCAGGACAAGCCAGCTCAGCGGGCCCGCTTCGACCTGGCACAGTGGCACTTCTCCATCACGGAACCTAACGAATTGAAGGCTTTCATTAAGACAGAACCCTACGCATTACCTTCCGATCCCCGGAACATTACTACCAATTCCACCAACACCACGGTGCTGCTCAGCTGCTACACCATCCCTTTCAAGTTTCAGGTGCTTAAGAATTGCACCTTTTATGGACCTGGCCTCACCCCTGCTCAGACTATTGAGCGGCTGGCTGATTTGACCCAGTGTGGCGCCATAACTAGCGACTACACCCGTTTTGATGGGACCATTTCCGAGTGGCTCCAGAGAAACATAGTCATGGCCGCCTACAACAGGTGGTGCCGACTTGAGGATCGTCCGTATTTGAAGACTTTGTTGGATGGCGTGTTTGTCCGGGAGGCTCGCGCGAAGACCGGGAAGCAGTACGATCCGGGGTGGGGAACGCGAAGTGGCAGCCCCATAACCACGGACGGTAACACCATGATTAATGCGTTTGTGTCTTACTGCGCTCTTAGATCCCTTGTATGCTCGCACAGGATCTCTATGAGGCGCCTTGGAGTATATTGCGGAGACGATGGGTTGGTCCCTCTCGATTTCGAACTTGGCGTCGCATTGAACACCGTTGCGACACAGCTCGGCCTGTTGGTCGAGGTCGAGTACCATACCGCAGGACCATACCCCTATTGCGGAAGATATTTTGTCGATCCACCTACTACACAGGCTTCATTGCAGGACCCATTGCGGACATTGGCTAAGATCAATATGGTCCCTATATCGAGCTTGTCGCGTGAGCAGGCCATCACCAACCGTGCCACGGGCTACATGACTACTGACGCCCACACACCACTCATTGGTACGTATTGCCGCCGCGTGTTGCAGATGACCGGTCTTGGGGCCCGGCACTGCACTGGTGAGGAACTCTTCAAGCAGAAGCAGGCTTGGCCTTATGAGGAATCATTTCAGGAGTCTATAGTCGAGACTTTCTGTAAGTTGACC